TTTTCAAGTGATTCAGCATGTTGCTCTGGTGTTGATACTCCAGGAACAGAATACTGCTTAAACTTTATAGGACATCTTGTAGGCGCCGGCGGCGGCTACTCAGAAAAAACATTTGACGGTGTAGCACCTGGTACATCTATGACAATTAACGTTGGCTCTGTAGGCGGGTTGTCAGCAAGTAGTGCATCAATAGGCGGCAATACAGTAACAGCAAACAATGCTACAGATTCATCAATATCGTGGAACTGTGCAGGAAACTCAACAGCAAGAGATAATTCAAACGATAACTTAGTTAGTTTAGGATTTGAATTACCAGTTTGTGGTTATAGAAATTGTATTAACGGTTACTTTAACGCAGGCGGAACAGCAAGCGGCGGCGATGTTAATAGAACTGGCGGCGCCGGAGTGTTTATTCCATTCTTTAGAGAAGACAGTGTTGTAGACGGAACACTTACAGCAACAGGCACAGGCGGCAGTAGCGGCGGACCAGGAGAAGGTTGTACATGTACTAACTGGACAGGTTCTGGTTATGACTATACATTTGGCGGAAGAAGATATAATTGTACATGTACAATTGCTTATTTAAAACCATCACAAGGGTTAAACGGCAATACTTGTGGTTGCTGCTTCTACTGGGGCGGTGAGACTAATTTTAACTGCTTATGTTTGGTAACATATCATAACGTGTTCGGCGGAAGATGTTACTCTAACATGCCGTGGTCACAGTGTATTTGTCAAAGAATGTGTAATAGCGTATACTTGTGTATCCAAGGCGGTGGTGGCGGCGGCGGCGCTGGCGTAACTAACTTTGCTAAATCAGGCGGACAAGGTGCAGGCGGACAAATGTATCCATCAAGTGATGACACATTCCAAGTAACAAACTGCCCAGTAGGTATTGGTGCTGAAGCAGGTAGCTCACATGCTGACGGATATCAAGGCGTAAGTGATGCAACATTACTAACACCTGAAGTTGCAGCAGGTGGTGCAAGTGGAGGTAGTTCCGACACAACTGTATGTTATATTCAATACGGACAAGATCACTTTAGCTTTATTTACGGTAATAGTGCATGTCCTGCATGTGCTGCTATGGAAAACTTATACGGTAGTTCCGGTGGATCACTTTACTATACACTAGGTTATTCTAAAGATGCAGAATCTAGAAAGCCATCTAGTAATAGTATTATTCCATTATCAACACTAAAAGCTAGAGACGGAGCTAATGTCGCAGACTTTAAATTTGGCTTTGGCGCAACATCAAATGAAGCAGCAGGCCCAGGAGGCGGCGGTAATAGACTTTACCCAACCGGCGGCTCGGGTGCTGTAGTAGTAGTATACTAAGGAGTAATATTAATGTATTTTAGAACAAAAAAGAATAACTTCGACATTGACATGGTGGTTGCTACTGAATCAGACAATTTGTTAGTTAATAACGACAACAACACATGGTTAGAATCAGATGATGCACTATGTGTTGAAGGAAACTATTGGCATAACTCTAAATTTTATGAGCCAGGCAGCGACGATTACAACAATGACATTGGCCCACTTATATCGGCAGCACGGGTAGATTCTGATGCTGCTAAGATTGCAGCTGAACAGGCTCTTAAAGATAAAATTAAAGCTGAACAGGATGCAATGGACGCAACTCCAGACGATTCAGACGCAGCAGCTAATTTAGAAGGTGCAGTTGACACTTCTTTAGAAGAACGTAAGAGGTTAGCAAAAACTTTTCCAAAGCCGGTTTATGTTCCAATAAGAGAACTACCAGAAGTTCCAGAAATTACTACTGATAGTTTAGCACATTGGGAAGAAGTATTAGCCGATACGAAGCGTTTAATTGCTGGTGTAAAAGCAGACGTAAATGACGATCCGGATATTGTTGAGTTTCCTGAACCAATTACATTTTTAGATGGAACACCTGAAGAACATACACTATCTGAAATTGTTTTACCAGACGAAGACAAAGCATCTTATCTTGCACATATGGAAACTGTTGAGGCAGACCAGACAGCTTGGGTTGCTCATATGAAAACAGTGTTAGGCGTATAAATTAGCCACATTTAGCTTCCTAGCTAACAGACAACATATAACTAATTATGTAATTGACTGTTAGATAGGAAGCATTTTCATGAAAAAAGTCTTTGGAATTAATGGCGGCGCAGGCCGTGTACTATGCTCTATTCCAGCACTACTAAAATACTATAAAAAGCACGGACCTAATTTTTATATACTGTCCGGAAGCGGATTAGACTTCTTTGTAGGTATTCCTGAACTACAAGACATAACTTATACTCCTGAACATAAAGGTGTATTTAAAGATATTATTCAGCCTAATATTTTAATACAACCTGAACCTTATCAAGATCATGGTTACTATAATCAAACAAGACATTTAACAGAAGCGTTTGATTACATTATTAATGAGACCGAAGATCATAGCGATTTAGAAAATATTAAAATTGTTCTTAATAAAACAGAAGAACTAAATGCACTTGATGCAATTGTAAATTCACAAAAAATGCAAAATAAAGAAAAAACAATTGTAATACAACCATTTGGGAGATCAGCAACCCCGGCTCCGCAAGTAAATGAAATGGTTGACCCAATGAGTAGATCATTTAGTGTAAAAGACTATAAAACTATTATAACTAAGTTACAAGAAAAATATAATGTAATTTACATGGGTGAAAATAACGAAGTAGATGATACAACATTTAAAGTACAAACAAGTCTCCGTCAATGGGCAGCTATTATTGAAAGTTGTGATTACTTTGTAGGATGTGATAGTGTTGGACAACATATGGCTAAAGCATTTAATAAACCAGGAACAGTAGTACTGGGAAGCACATTTGCTGAAAACGTTTCATATAAAGATCATTTTCAAATTTTACAAAAAGAAAACCTACAAATTGAATATTTTCCAATTAGACTATGCGAGCAAGGTGTTGACGCAGATTTAGCAAATAGAAAAAATGATTTAGCAATGGATTTTAGTGAAAAAGAATTAAATGATATTGTTAAAAAAATTATCAAGGATATTGAGGACAAAACATAATGAACGATATTTGGATTGCAGGTATTACTCGAGGACACAATGCAAGTGTGTGTCTTTTAAAAAATGGTAAAGTTGTATTTGCTATTGAAGAAGAAAGACTGTCAAGACGCAAGTATGACGGCACACCTACAACTGTTATGATGAAAATTTTAGACTACACAGATAAAATAGACTATGTTGTACTTTGTCATACAACAGAAGATGTTGCTACACAAAGAACTGATTTTACAGGTGAAGATATTTACACTTCTTTTTTTAGGAAGACAGGACTAATTTCAAGAACAGAAGATCCTAATCAACATCCGCAAGTAATTAATCTAGGAAAAATTCATCACAAATTACATGCTGCATGTGCATTTTATAGAAGTGGATTTGAATCTGCTGTTGCAGTAATTGTAGATGGTGCAGGATCAGTGATGCCGATTAACAAGAGTGATCACAACAATAAACCAACTTCGCCTGCTCCTGGGTATGAAACAGAATCAATTTATTCTTGCGAATATCCAAATCAAATCCATACATTATATAAACATGTAGCTTGTAAAGATGCATCGTTGACAACAACGGATTTTTATAATGGTGAACCATTTTTAGATCCAGAAGGTCATACGTTTGAGTGTGTAATTTCAGACACAGCTGGGATTGTAAAAACATACGAAGCTGTAACATACTTTTGTGGATGGCATTTTATTGAAGCTGGAAAAACAATGGGATTATTTCCATATGGTAAACCAAACGATGCATTTCCTAAATTGTTTGGAAATACAAAACATAGTTTATCTAATAGGAATTTTATTATTCCACAGTACCCAAATGGCGCATACATTAATCATCAAGCATATGAATTTACAGAAAATTCAGATGTAGATTTTGAAGATTTAACTAAGCTAGACAATAGACGAGATTTAGCGTATGCTGTACAAACAGAATCACAGGCTGAAGTTTTAAGACTAATTAGAAAAGCTATTGAAATGACTGGCAATAATAATGTTGTAATCAGCGGAGGCTACGGTTTAAATTGTGTAGCAAATTATTGGTATTTAGAGCAGTTAAAGGACGAAGGAATTAACATTTATGTTGAGCCAGTTTCAAATGACGCAGGCACGTCGATAGGTGCTGCAATGCTAGTATATAAAGATATTGCCGATCATACTGAAGTTGATTATAAAGATGACGGACTGTATTTAGGATTAGAATATAATTATACTGACGAAGAAATAGAAACAGCAGCACAAAAATATGATGCAACAATTAGTGATGCAACTCATGACGATATTGTAAATTTAATTACATCAAAAAATATTGTTAGCTTATTTCAAGGACGTTCTGAAGCAGGACCACGTGCTTTAGGTAATAGAAGTATTTTATATGATCCAACAGATCCTAACGGAAAAGATCATGTTAACGAAGTAAAACGCCGTGAATACTTCCGCCCATTTGCAGGAACTATTTTACAAGATGATGTACACGACTGGTTTGATCTTCGTGGCATGGAAGATAGTCCTAGCATGATGTATGCTGTAAATTGTCAGCCAGGAATCGAAGAGAAAATTCCAGCAATTATTCATGTAGACGGAACATGTCGTATTCAAACTGTTACTAGAGAACAGAATCAACATTACTATGATATTATTAAAGCATTTAAGGATGCAACAGGATGTCCAATTATCTTTAATACAAGTTTTAACTTAGGAGGTGAGCCTCTTGTAGAAACACTTGATGATGCAATACGTACACTAGCAAGTTGTGATATTGAATATTTGTATCTTCCTGAATATGGAAAGTTAATTACAGTTACAAATTAACATCTGTAAATGAACGTTGAGGGTAACTAATTGCCCCAGTTCCTTCAACGTTTCCTACAACAATAATTCTCTCATTATCGCTTTGATGTTGCTGTACTTGGTGTGATAGCCAACCAGGAAAAATTATCCCATCTCCGGATTTAGGCTTGTAATACATTCCAGGTTCGTGCGGGAAATGGAGCGGAGCGGCATCGTCGTCTACTTTTACATAATAAACCCAACTATACAAAGCAGGCACATGTGCATGTAGTTCACTGTAGTCTCCTCGATTATATATTGATCCCCAACATGTTGTCATAAATGTTTTTAAATCTAGGTCACTTTTTTCTTTGTGCCATTGTTGTATTAAAGATTCAACGTGGTCGCAAATATACTTAAAAGGCTTGTGATCGGTCATAAGCCAATCAGTCATTATAGTAGCCTTTACATTTGTTTCTTTATTTCTAGCATCGCCTACTTCTTTAATAACACGCTCTACGTCATTATGTAATTCTTCTACAGAATACTCGTCAGTATCCTCAAAACTAAACTCCCAAAAATGTATTGGAACGCTAAGCCATTGGATAGTTTCTCTAAAATTTTTATCCATTTTGTTTCCTAAATATTAAACGTAAAACTTTTACGAGGGTTGTCGTTTGTTTTTGTATACACTTCGTGTTCTAACCAGTGATCCCATATCAACATCATTCCTTGTTGCGGTGGAATAGTGATAACAGGATTAGTACAGTATTTACTAGATTCAAATTTAGTATACGGTCTAGGATCATGAAATACTAAAGGAGGAACATTATCTCCTACTTCTAAATATATAATTCCACTAAATTTACAATCTAAATGTGCATGTCTACGTAAATATCCGTTGTTTTTCATATCACTAAAAAACCCAAACGGGTGTTGCATATCTTCTTCAAAATATGGTTGATTTCTTTTCTTTAAGAAATCTTGTATAGATTCTTTAATAAATTTAAATGTTTCAATGACTACGGGAATATTATTAATAACATTTGACTCATTGGCCGGCGAGTGTAGTGTACTATTCCAACCTTGTATATTCAGTAAATGATCTTCACCTACATCTGTCAATACACTATTACATGCGTCTAGCAACTCAAGTCGCATTGTATCAGCAATCTGTATATTGTATACGGTAGTTGGAAATAAACTGTGTATCATTTATATTAAATTTTCTTTAATTTTTTTTATTAATTGATTTTTTATTTTTGAACCTTTAAAAATATCGTATAATTTATTTAAATTTCTCTGCTTCCAAGTATTTTTTAATCTTACGCAACTCATTGACAACGATAATAATTCTTCGGTTAGAAAAAACTTTTGTAATTTTACTTTTTCATTAGTTTTAAAATTAACATACATTAAAGGATCACCTTGACCGACTTTAAAATTTGTGTTGCCTTCGTGCAGTTGAAATGCATATTCTAATGGCCTAAACCATTGTGAGATATCAAATCTTCCAGGAACATAAAATCCTGCATCAGTAACTGGTGTTTTATGCATATACGGATGCATAGATTCTATTTCTAATTCTTCTTCACAAAAAAAGATCCAGGCTCCTGCAGATCTTACAGTATAAGAGTTTAACAATGACGGCTGTTTTAAAATAAAATTTCTTTCATTAAATGGTATATTATCGCTAAGATTATTTCTAAGATGATTAGGTAAAATCTCAGCATCTATATTAACAGGGCTGTTAAGCATAAAAAGATTTTTACTACTGTTTACAAAAGCAGGACAATTTAAAAAGTTATCTTGATTATTTTCTTTATTTTGTCTTTTTTGTAAATCTTCAAGTACATTTACTGGTTCAGTAAATCCTAAATACATAGGTTCTAATAAATCTATTCTATCCCATGGCGCCCAATATACTGTTTTCATTTTTTAAATCCGAGCTGCTTATAATATTTTCCAAATCTAATTTTAGGAAAATGTTCACCTATTTCTGCCCATGCATTAAAATCTATTTTTTCAATCTGTAAATCAATTTTTCTTTCTGTTAATGGAAATAAAGATATTAATGGCATTCCGTGTTTTAGTGTAATAACATAAGGTTCATCTTTTACCGGACAATTTAAATGAACATTAGTAGAGTGTTGCCATTTAAAGTTAGTATATCCTGGAGATAACCAAATGTCTCTTTCTCTAAAATAAGATGTACTATAGTGTGATTCTGTAAACAAAAACCCAATGTCTTGGTTACACGTAAATTTCCACGGACTAGTCAATTTAAGAGCAACTCTTTTTCCAGGATACATCCCCCTCCATTGATCTTCCGGATGTTCTGAAATATCTATTGGACAAGCGCCTCCTACATTACTCGGAGTGTTTGTCCAGCTTCCATCAGGATTGATTCGTATGTCAACTTCTTCCCACATGTTGATGTGTATTGGTTTTGACAAGTATTCTCTAATACCAGGACATACAGCTACAGTTCCAGATTTATCATATAAACCTATTCGTTCGTTCCAATGAGTTACAGTGCTCTTAATAGATTTAAGCCAACTAGGTCTTTCTAATTTTTCACCATACACTATAGGTGCATTAATTGATACACTTAAATCAGGAGTGAGAGCTTTAAGCACTATCTTCTTATTAAACATGTAGTCTCCTATTATGTTTTACTTATAGCTATGTAGATAAATAATACTAGAAACTGAACTTTAGGAAATAGCATGGAATTTAGAGATTTTTTTATTAAGGGTGCGCACAACACACTTAGACTAAGAAACAACACACAATTTGCCTATAAAAACCATTGGAAGTCTCTTCACAGCAATATTGTATTAGATAAATGGCACATTGGTGAAATTATGAGTGCTAATTATACAATCATTGCAGACAACGGAAGAAATGATAAAGAGACAATTCAAGTACTTGCAATTGCCGGTCCGGATGATGCAGCAATTACAATTACAGGAAGGGCTGGGTTAAGTACTGACATTTTAACTCTTAGTGCAAATGTTGATAAGTCTTCATTTGAATTAATTGTAAGTCCGGCGGCAGCTGGCAAAGAGGGCGCAAGGGTGATGTACACAGCAACGTACTTCCAAACCCTTGCAGATTAAAATTTGTATAAATATACTAAACGGAGACTTCGATGCCTGTAGTAAATAAACCTTTTAATTCACAGTTTGGATTTTCAAGTCCAAACTTCAGCGTCGATGACCAAGGTAATATTGTTGCAACTTCTATTCAAGCAGCAGGCGCAGGAGGCGGCGGCGCCAGCGGTGCCACTGACTATTCCTTTACTGACGCAGCAGGTTATTACTTAATTAATAACGAGCCCGAGCAAAACCCTGCCTTGGCACTTAATAGAGTTACACGGTATACTTTTAACTTAACTTTAACTGAAAATACATTTAGTATTTTTAGTGACGACCAGGGCACACTATATAATACAGGATTACAACATACTCATGATAATGGTGTAATCACAACCGAAGCAGCAGCACAAGGACAAACTGATGGCATACTTCAGTTTACAGTTCCAACTGATGCTCCAGACACATTATATTACGGTGATGCAGCTACAGGCCTTTACAATATAATTACAATTACTGATGCTGCAGGACAATTTGGTGAACTAGCACTAACAGCTCCAACTAATGCTACATCTGGAGATACAGGTTCTCTGCGTGTTGCCGGCGGCATAGGCGTAAGCAAAGATATATTTGTTGAAGGTTTTGTAACAACTAACGGTGTTAACTATAACGGCGTTGGTGTCAGTAATATTACATCAAACACAAACTTAGAATTAGATGCTGCAAATAAAATTGTTATTAAAAATGACAATTCTTTTGTAGGAGAAATTAATAGTACAGGGTTGTCAATTCCTATAAATACTAGTAACATAACAGAAAGTACTATAAACAATACAACAATTGGCGCAACAACACCTTCAACTGCTACATTTACATCAGCTGATGTTAATAATGTTTTAACAACAAAGAAAAGTGTAGCAAATAAAGGTTATGTAGATAAAACAGCAGTAGCATTTTCAGTAGCATTTGGATTATAAAACATGGCAAAAACACAAGTAAAAAATTATAAATTTACCCCAGGACTAGGTACTGAAGGAAATCTGTACCCGAATGCATATGCTCTACTAAATGCTAACAAAGCATTTTTGCAAGCAGAAAGCACAGCGTACATTAACAAAGAAATTGCTGATGCAACTAAGTGTAAACGAGATATAGGATATATAATCGACGGTACGGCATTTGATGTTGCACTAGCTACAAACTTTAATGCATTATTTTTAGGTAGAGCTGAAGGTTATTCTATTGATAATTCAGAAACAGTTTTTAGAACAATTGACAGAGCATTAAATCATATGCTGTTGATTTCTCAAGTAGCTGCTGATACTACAGCAAAAGCAAGAGTAAAATCATCTGTTATTGAAATTAAAAATATTATGAGAGGCAGTACTGCTAGTGCCCTTTCAGTTACTAACCCGACAAATGCTACAGCAAGTAAAATTGCTGCAAAAGATAGACTCATAGCAAATGCAACTTTTTTAAGAGATGAAGTTTTAGCATGGACACTTGTAAACTATCCTTCGTATGATGTTAATGCAGCTTACGGGTTAACGAAGGGTTCAACTGATGTAAAGTATGCAATTGAAGCAGCAATATACGATATTATTTATGGTGGAAATAGCGCAAGTTTTGATAGTGCAAAATTATTCCCAAACTCATCTGATCCTGCTGCATCAATAACAGGCGATCATCAAGATGCAGTAGTTGCAGGCTATGGCAGACTAAAAACAATTATTGCCCAAGTTGTAACAGGGGCTACAGTAACAGTTAGTACTGGAAACAGCACAGCACAAGTAACATCGGGTTCGAATGCAGACGCAGGTGAAGGAACAACACTTACTGGATTAATTGACATTATGTCAGATGTTATTGAAACAGGAGTAGCAACTTTAGATCTATTAACTAGAACAGTACCTAGTGTTGGATGGGTTACAAACGTCTTGCAACAAGCTAAAAATTCTATTATGAACAATAAGAATAAAATTGTTGAAGAAGTAACTTGGGATTCGAGCTATACATATAACCAAACAAAGTGTGAAAGAGATGTGGGTTATATTATTGATTCTTACTTACACGATATTCGTTACGGCGGCAATCAAAGTATTACTAAATCAATAAGCTACTATTGGGATCAGGGTGTTGCGCAGGTTGACGGAAATAGAATACCAGAAATTGATACACATGCATTTTTGCAAGATTTAATTAAAGATTATATCCTTTATAATACAGCATGGACTGCGCAAAATGATGTAGGTGTAACACAAACTATAGATACATCAAAGCCTGCAGAAACAACACATTATACGCCTACTAATGCTACATATACTCCGTCAACAGGTATTATGACTTTAGAGATTGGTACGCATACTCTTCAAGCTGATGATAAAATTATTATTATACCAGATGGGATAACATTTACTTGTGCATTAGATGGTAATGCTACATTACATCCTTATCCACGCAGAGCAGGTGTTCCTAATGCATTACAGCGCGATCCATATTTTAATGCGCCAATTACTATTTCTAGCGTAACAGCGACCGCTATTACAATGAATGTAGGTATAAGTTCTGATACTTCCCTGCATACATTTTCAAGTGCAAAAACAGGAGCAGTAATTGCCGGCGCAAGTATGCGAGCTGTAACATTGTCACAAAATACTGTTGATGTTCTTACTAACGGAATTACTAGCCTTCCTACAGCAGAAGAAACAGGGTTAGGTAATATTAAAATTCAAGGCAGATATACTACAGACGAATTATTACTTGTTACTAACACAACTAAAAATGAAATAATTTATAATTTTAGTGATCCACAAGCCGGTGCAGAGTGTGTTATTAAAGATCACGGAAGCGACGATGATTTTCCAAAGTATTTACAGACAACTGATGCTGTAACTACTATTAATTTAAAATATAACACAACTACACATTCGTCAACCGACGATCTACAAATTTTTGTAGAAAAAATGGAAAATGGAAAAAGTGTAGTAACACAACGACCATATGATTTTGGAACAGACGCAATTGAACGTATGCGTATTGCTCCTCCATTAAGTATGCTTGATGCTGACTTTGAGTATGGCTTACAGCCTACTAAGTGGTCTGCAATTTCTATGATGCGCGGATATCCAAGTGTATATGAAATTCCAGGAACAGATACACAAGTATCAAGTGTTGTAACTGATGCAAGTACAGGAACAGAAGGTGTTGGTGCTTCATTAATCACAGTTACAACAATATCAGCACACGGATTTGAAGTAGGAACACCGATAACTATCAAAGCTCTTGAAACATCTGTTTCAGGTGCTGCACGAGCTGAAGGATCGTTTGTTATTATTTCTGTACCAGATAATTTAAGTTTCCAGTACTATGCTAAATCAAAAGTAGGAACATCAAACGGTGAACAATTAGCAGCCGGCTATACTCAACTAAGAAAAGGTGGATTTTACACAGGCGCAGGAATTGACGGCGCAGAATTTGATGTATTAAGTAACGGTTCTTCGGGTGCAATGGTGTCTGAGTTAATAGTCCAAACTGGAGAAAATACTATTCCGTTTGACGGCAATTCACCTGAAGTTGGTTCACCTTTAACAAGTCCTCTTATTCCGGTAGGTTCACAGGTTACTAATATTATTGATAACAGCGCAGGCGGAGGCGAGTACTTAACATTAAATATTGGATCCAATGCTAATATTGGAGACACAAGTATACTATTATTTGATGCAACCGGTGTTGTTCCAAACTTAGCATTAGATAGAGGCGACGGCACAGCAACATTTATTAACAATGTTGTAGGAAGTACAGTTTCATTAAGCAGTGCGTTAACTGCTCCGCTTGTGTCAAATACAAAAACGTATCCAATATTAACTCCAACAACAGTTCAACCTGTTGGTACTGGAGCATTACTTGATATACAAAGATCCGGCGGATCATATTCGTTATCAGCAATTGATTTAGCAGGTCTTAATTATGAAGTAGGTGATAAATTTGTAATTGACGGAACTCAATTAGGCGGTGCAACCGGCACCAATGATATGTTTGGTACAGTTGATAGTATTACAGCAACAGGCGGCATTGCAACAGTAACACTTACAGGTACAGCAGTTGCAGGCACAGCAAACTATACAGCATTAGATGCAACTCTAGTAGGCGGCGTTGGTATTAATCCGCCACAATTTACAGTAACGCTATCTGGTAACACATATAGCGCAGTTGGTGTTGAAGGTACTCCGCCAAATATTTCAGAAAACTTTGTAGTCAATGATAGAATAAGAATTTTAGGTAGTGCATTCACTGGCGGCGTTGATGGTACTAACGACTTAATTATAAAAGTCACAGGAATTACTACAGGCGCCGGGGGTGAAACAGGAAATATTGATACTATAGTAGTTGAAAGCGGTGTTGCACCAGACGTTGATGAGTTGTTTGCTTCTACACCTTATACATACACTACTGGTTCAGGCGGCGCAGACGCAGTAATTGATATTAGAATGCAAGGAACAACTTACAGTGTAATTGTTACTACTCCAGGTACCGGTTATAGTATTGGAGATCAATTAACAGTTGCGGCAGCAGAAATTGGCGGAGGCACTGACGCTGTAGTTACAGTTGACAATGTTGGGGGCTCAGGAGATATTACTGCTGCTAGTGTTACAGGTACTGCTTCAAATACTGGTGATACAACAGATGTAGTAGGCACAGTTATTTTAGGTACCGGAGCACTATTTGATGTTGCCCTTACACCGAACAACTATGCAGTTACACTAAACACCGGGGGTCTTAACTTCTTTGTAGATCAAGAACTTAAAATATTAGGTACAGAACTACAAGGTCAAACACCAACAAATGACATTACTATTACAGTAACAAGTGTAAGTGCTACAGGTGCAATTACAGGATTTTCATCTGCAGGCACAGCAACAAGCGGAACAGAAACTTATTTAGGTTTATTACCATCAAATGTTAACAGACCGGGCTCAGGCGCAGAATTTAGTGTTCAGAGAATAGATGGCGGCTATCAAGAAATAGACGGCGATGGCGGATCACAATATGAAATAGGCGATGTATTAACACTTAATGGTAGTGATATGGACGGTGTAAATGGCACCAATGACATTACTATCACTGTTACAGGTGTTGATACCTTAGCTAATAATGCATTAACAACATTTACAACAACGCAACAGCCAGCAAATCCAGGATCACAAGTTCCGTTAATATCAACATTTACAATGACAGAAGCAACAACAGGAGAGATGGCTGCAAACACAGCAATTACGTTTAGTGCTATTGCAACATTAGAAGTTACATTCCCTGCTGCACACGGACTTGTGCCTGGTGATACGTTTATTACAGCAACATCGACAGATGACGGAACAAACAATCATGATCTTGCAGACGGAGCATTCCTTGTTACTAATATTCCGGCAATAGATAAACTAAGATATACTGCTAGAGCAGCAGGAACAATTACAACAGATTCTACTGATCCGATCAATGGTGTAATATATGCAAGACCAGACAGCTTCTTTGTTCACAGACCATTTGACGGTGGTGTACAGTTAGGTACAGGCGGTCCACAGCACGGTGCGCAAGCAATACGTCAAAGTAAAAAGTATATTCGTTACCAATCAGGTAAAGGTATTATGTATACAACTGGTGCGCTATTTGCACCAAGTTACGACCTTGCAAGTATAACAGCAGCTGGGACAGAAGTTAATTCGTTAATTACTATTACAACAGACGATAACGATCACGGCGTACAAGCAGGAGGCATAATTAGATTGTTAGGTGTGGAAACACCAGGATATAATTCAGGAGTTAATCCTCAAGTACCTCCGGGATTTGATTACACAGTTGAAGAAGTATTAAATGAACGTTCATTTACAGTTAGATCAAAACGCAGGTTAGGTGATACTACAGAAGTTGTTTTAAGCTCACCGACTAATACGTCACCCTTAGTTGTTGCATTTAGTGAAGCAGCAAGTGGAACTAATACTAATGACATACACGATTTCTTTATTAACGAGATTGCACCAGATGGGTATGCGTGGGGAGATATTAACAGCTCAGGAAGTTTTACTGTAGATGATACTAACGATCTTGTAAATTATTTAGACGGTGTTACACAAGCTGAAGCACTTGCTACAAGAATTGCAGACACAATTGCTGAACTTAAAAAACGCAGGAATACTGGTGTAGTTGAAGATACTGTTGGAGCATTTAAACAAGAAGCCAACATTGGCTTTGGCGCACAAATGAGTGTTGTTAGTTGGCACGGTGCTACAGTGCGTTCTGGTATCTTTGATGATCAAAATGGTATTTTCTGGGAGTTTGACGGTACTAATGTTAGTGTTAACCAACGTACCGGCACTCAGCAAGTTGCTGGAACTATTGCAATTGATGTCGACGGAAATCTAGTAACAGGAACAAACACAAGATTCCGCGATCAGTTAACAGCAGGCGATAGAGTTATTATCAAAGGTATGACACATGTAGTAACAAACGTCACTAGCCAAACATCTTGTACTGTTACACCCGACTTTAGAGGTGTAACTCCTGCAACTGGCGCAAAAATGAATCTAGTTATTGATAAGAAAGTTAAGTCAGCTGACTTTAATCTAGACACATTGGACGGAAAAGGACCAAGTGGTTACGATATTGACATTGCTAAAATGCAGATGATTGGTATTCAATACAGTTGGTATGGTGCTGGTTTTATTGACTTTATGCTACGTGGACAGGATGGTAACTTTATATTCTGTCACAGAATGCGTAACTCAAACATAAACACAGAAGCGTTTATGCGTTCAGGTAACTTGCCTGTGCGTTATGAAGTTACTAACGAAGGACCTCCGGGTAAACTAGCAGCAGCATTGGATGCAAGTGCAACTACTTTAGAACTAGTAGACGGAAGTTTCTTCCCAGACTATGGCACCGTTTATATTGATAATGAAATTATTACGTTTAGTGGACGCTCTTCAAATCATCTAACTGGTTTAACAAGAGGAGCAACATTAACTAACTTCCAAGCAGGTGCTGAACGTACTTATAGTGCAGGCGGAGCTGTTCCGCATGATGCAAGAACTGGCGTAATATTAATTAGTAATACAATTACTCCTTTAATTAGTCACTGGGGTTCAGCGTTCTTAACAGACGGTGGATTTGATGAAGATAGAGGATATATCTTCTCGTATGCAGAACCGGGTGTTGAGGTTAGTACTACTAAACAAACAGCGTTTATGATTAGACTAGCACCTAGTGTATCAAACGCGATTATTGGAGACCTAGGTGAAAGAGAACTGCTAAACAGAGCACAATTGTTGCTACAAGGTCTTGAAGTTACATCAGACGGTGTAGATGTTGACAATGGTAATGCACCAATAACTGGAGGTATTGTTGTTGAAGGTGTACTTAATCCACAAAACTATCCAGTTAATCCAAATGATGTTGGTTGGACAACATTGAGCGGTGTTGCACAAGGTGGACAGCCTAGCTTTGCACAGGTAGCAGCAGGCGGTTCTGTTGTTTGGTCAACAGGAGCAGCTGCCACTACAGCAACAGCAACAGCAGTTGGTAGTTCATCATTTACTGTAAATACATATTTTAGTACTTGGAGAGGCGGCAATTATCTATATCTAGACAAATCACAATATGAATCAAATGGTCCTATTGTAATTGGTGCTACAGTTACTGGTAATAGGATACGGAGCGATACAACTATTACTTCTGTAGATACAGGCAACAGCAGTTACGTTTTTGTTAGACTGTCTCGAAGTGTTACTGGAACTGTTTCATCAGGTACAACTATGACATTTACGTTTAATGAATCACTTGTAAGCAGAAACTTTGCATATCTTAGTAAAACAGAGATTGATAGTGCAGGAGTTAAGCAAGGTACAGAGCTGAGCAACGGCGGCACCGTAAATTTCCCTGCTAACACACAGGTTAACAGTATAACTCCTAAACAACACGGATCTACCGAATTTTATGAAGTACAGTTTAACAATTCGTTTAGTGGAACACTAACGGCAGGCAGCGGCACAGTAGAATTTACATTTGTTCAACCACCCTATGCACAACCAGGTGAAACTGTGTTCTCCTTTATTGCAACACCAGGAGAACGTGCAACAGTTGACTTTAGTGAATTGAAAGAGCTTACAAATACTACACTAGGCGGACGCGGAACATTCCCAAATGGTCCAGACGTACTTGCTATTAATGTATATAAAGTGGGCGGCACAAGTGTTGAAGCTAACTTGATTCTTAAATGGGGTGAAGCGCAAGCCTAAAGGGCTTGTGCAACGTCCCAAAGACTATCAAATATTCGAGTTTTCTTTTTGAGTTTATTATAAGTAAATCGAGTATTAAGCAGTTTTTCAGTTTCTAATCCATATCCAGTACGCACTAGTATAGGCTTTGCGCCTATTTTATCTGCTGCTTTTAGATCAGAAAGTTTATCACCAATGTATATGCCTTTGGAAAAATTAACATTAGGTATTTCATCTTGGGCACGTTCAAACATTCCTATATTAGGTTTAGCAAAAAAATCATGTTTTAAACTACTAGAGCTATGATACAATCCGTCAATACTTGGACATCCTACTTTTCCTAAAAGGTCAAACATGTGTTTGTGGACTTCATTTACTTGTGTCTCTGTAAGTACACCTTTTTGTATTCCGCCTTGATTTGTAATAATTACAATTTGATGACCTTTGGATCGTATTAGTGCAATTGCCTCTAAACTTTTTTCTATAGGAATAAAATCTTGAGATTTAGTAACATATGTTCCAAGATCTTTATTGATTACTCCGTCGCGATCTAAACCAACAACGTATTTGGTATAACTATTCTGTTGCTGTACTGGCTTCTGGAATCGACTCATTGTTTTCTCTTTGACTGTCACCTGGAGCAACTCGATAATTATCCTCAACACTATCAGGTGTACTTACTTCTGTAATACTACTTCCTGCTGTAATAGCAATTAGTTGATGCGGCTGTAATGGAGGATTATGCCATGTATCACCTGCTTTAAGTTCTCTTTCATTCCACTTAGCAGTTTTAGTATCAATCCATTTTACTAAAAATCTACCATTGTTTACAAACCAAGTTTCATCTTTTTCTCGATGAAAATGCATACTAAATCGCGCTCCTGCTTTTTGAAACACCATAAGTTTTCCGCAATATTTGTCATTAGTTGCCCAAATTAATTCGTAGCCCCATCCTTTTTCTACAACACCGTTTAATCGAGTAGACTCACTTTCCATTAATATAATCCTCTATATTAGTCCAATTCATATCTATTACAGAATTTAATTTATCTATATTAGCACATGTATAACTTTGGTATTGCAATTTTAAATTTTCTGGCATTGGAATATATTCAATAGCGCCACCATGTTTGTTGACAATAGATTGTGCTACTGTTTCAAAACTTACAGGACGTCCTGTGCCTACGTTATAAATGTCTGTAGCATCTACATTTAGCATTAGTTCGTGTACTTTGCATATGTCTTCTACACATACAAAATCTCTAAGATAGTTATTACTATTTTCAAATAACTTAATTACACCGTTGTTTTTGGCTTGATATGCAAATTTAGTATACGGACTTGCTTGATCACCTTTGTGTTCTTCGCCTTCACCGTACACATTAAAGTAACGGAAGCCCTGCACTAGGATACCAAATTCGTCTTTGTATTGTGTAATATATCTATCAAACAAATATTTTGACCATGCATACGGGCTTTGCGGCAATAAAGGACCATCTTCAGTAAAATGTGTAGTTGGACCATATACACTTGCGCTAGATGCATATTGTAAATTAGTACCAAAGTTTTCACATACTTGTGCAAGCCTAATGCTAAATTCAAAATTTTGTTCTAGTATTTGATTTACATCAGTAAAGGTAGTTGAACTAATTGCACCTAAATGTATACACCAATCATAATCTTCTGTGCTAGGAATAATACCAGGTTGCCATTCCCATCCTTCTACATCATGTCCTTGACGCTGTAAATACATTGCTAGATTTCTTCCAATAAATCCTTTGTATCCAGTTATTAATATTCTCATTTGCTATTCTCTATAATTTGTGTTGTTGAATATCCGTCTACTGTAGGTATAATATGCACATCAGTTAAATCATGTCCTACAACAGTTTCAACAGTATAATCTCCGCCCTTTACAATTAAGTTAGGCTGTATATGTTTAATTAACTCATAAGGAGTATCTTGTTCAAAAACGTGAACTTCATCTACCCAAGGTAGTATAGATATCTGTTCAACACGTTTTTCTATATTGTTTATTGGACGGTTGTTGCCCTTTAGACGCTTTACACTTGCGTCTGAATTAAGTCCAACTACAAGTTTGTCGCCTAAGCTACGTGCTTCTTTTAATAAATTAAAATGACCTGTGTGCATAATATCAAACACACCGTTTGTAAAGATTACACGTTCTTCAATATCACTGTGTGTAAGTATATGTGTACCTACGTGCTGTACTGCACGTCTAGATCCTTTAATAGCAAGTTCTAAACATTGCGTATAATCATAATTCTTAGCTAAACCGTATACAAATGCAGCCAAGAAACAATCGCCTGCACCAGTAACATCTGACACTTCTACTTGTGCAACTGGAAGATTATAATCAACACCGTCTATACTAGCAACTACATTATCGCCAGCGTTAGTAGTAACAATATTACCTTGCCACTGACAAAACCCAAACTTAGTAAATTCACTATTGTTAGGTTTTACTAACCATGCGCCTTTATATTGAGTCGCATGTTCTTTAGGGTCTACAATGATCTTACAATCAAACTTATTAATATGTTCAATAATTCTTAGAGAATCGTCTAGTACACCTTTGTTATAATCGCTTAATATTACATAATCGTATTGTGAAAAATCACTACGTAATACATTTTTTAGCACAGCAGTACCGTCTGCATCTTTGTCGTCATCTATACGTGTAATATAATGTCCGTCGCATATTATGCGTGTCTTAACACTATGTGGTTGATTAGTTTCAAATAATGTAACATCAACATCTAGACTTTTAAGATTTTCATATACAAGTCCTGCCCCGCCAATTGTTTGAACTTCGCGTTTATATGTTACAACAGGAACTGGCGCTTCGGGACTAATACGTGAACTAGTACCGTAGATATATTTGTCGATGATTATGTCACCAAGAACTAAGACTTTCATAACTTTATTATACTTTCTTTTAGGTTATTTGTCAAGAAGATTTATAGTTTGAAATACAGTTTCTAGTTTATTTAGATTAACTTTACTTTGTAAAGTATTACGCAGTCCATGATGTAACGGCTTTGGCCACTTAGTAAAACTACACCAAGCATAACCATCGTGTTCGTTATTAAGAGTAGGAATAAATTCGGAATGTACTACACAAAGATAAGTATGGAAATAAAATTTATTATCTGCACTTAAAAAACTTTCTAAGGGAAGTGTTTTTTTGATGTCTGGTAAAAATCCTATTTCTTCTTCAATTTCTCGTTTAAGTCCTTCGAATGGAGTTTCAGCAGCTTCGTTAGTGCCTCCGACTAGACCCCACATGTTATTACGTTTGCCGTTAGCTCTATGCAGGAAAAGAAATCTATTAGTATCTAATGTGTAAAATAATGCTCCACTACATGTAATCATATCTGTCATACATATAGTTAGCCAGTTAAGTCAATCCTCCATGTACCAACTGGATAATCACCATCTACTGACTTTAACCATTCATTATCTTTATATCTGTATTGTGTACTAGTATTAAGATTTGTAGTATATACTGTTTTTGTAGATTCACTAGCATCAAATACAATTGACCAATTGTTACCGTCCCATTCTATAATGTCGTTTGCACTAGCAAAAAATCCTGTGCTATCGCTATTTTTCCATGCTGCTGGATATTCTGTTGCATCTGGGCTACTTAAATCGTCTAGTAGTAATAATCGCAAGCCGGCTGTTTTAATAGATGTAGGATTGTAATTCAACGGATCGATAATATAATCAATACTAGTTCTATTAGCAATAATAGTGTCTGACGGAAAACTATCAGCATCCCAATTTACGTTAATTATAGTTTCATCAAAAGGATTAAGGGTAAATGTACCAGTTGCTGTACTATCATTATCAATGCTTCTAAAGAATACTCTAGATACATCCGAAGCATATGTTCCTGGAAGTGCTATAAATATTTCTCTCCAGTTTTTAACTCCAACGGCTCCATTTGACACTAATCTTACAGTATCACCATCTACGTATGCTCCAAATGTATTAAAGTTTACGTTAGCTGTCTCACTTGAAATGTCAGTATTTGCTTTGCGACCAAATCCAGTTTCTACTGTACCAGGCTTAGCAAAGTCGTCGTATTGATTTATTTGAGGAGCACTTATACCAGTATCAATATCACCTCTCGATTCGTCAAACATTGAAGTAATAACATTTGTAATGACGCCCATTTTTTTAACTTTAGTAGGCGGACTAATATATATTGGAATACTAAACGTAAGTGTTGCTATATCAATTTCACTATCGACACCTACAGGAATACTTCGATTAGACCATGTTACATTCTCTAAATTTACAACAGTTATACTAGTCCAGTCAATAAAGTTATCAGTAGTTTGCATTTCTAAACTAGGATTGAATAATACTAGTATTTGCTCTAGTAGTTGTAGTTTTTGATCAGTATTACTTGCCCAAATATCTGCATTTAATCGCATCATATAAGGAGTTGGTATTAATCTTTCAACTGTATAGTTTTTGCCTTGATAGTTAAGATATTCTTCGTTTTCTGAATCATATGCACGTTCTCTTATATTTGTTTTGCGTGTATAAGTAGCATCAGCCAAACGATCTTTATCAAGTTCTAATCCAGTTAAGTACACAGCTATTCTAGGTACAGTTGGAAGTTTATTTTCACTGTTTTCTCTAATAATACTTGCTACCTGTCTAGTTAAATCCCCGTAAGTAACTGG